GCGTGGGACATCCTGCCCTACCCGCTGGAATGGATCGCGTACTATCGCTTCGATAAAACCTTGCACAGAATCCCTCTTTCAGTTGTAAGGCGATATACCCGACATGAGCATGAAATGGCGCAGACAGATTGAGCAGCAGCAGCAGGGGGGCGGAGGCGCGCCCGAGAGCCCCACGGTCCCGCCGCCTACGGCCCCGGCTAGCCCCAACAACGCGGCGAGCTTGGCGGTCGAGCAGGCGACGTTCCGGCAGCAGCTTCGGCGCAAGTCGATCAACTCCACGATAACGGGCGCGGGAGGCGGATACGTGCCGCCGGCCGGAAGCGGCCCCATGTCGCCTGGGGGCAACGGCCCGATGACGCCGCCAGCGAAATGATCGACGGCCTCCTCAATTCACCCGAGGCGCACGGCTTCGAGAAGATCGTGCCGGATAGCTGGCACGAGTATTTCAAGCGCGAGATGAAGCGCCCGATGGACGCCTTCGAGCTGCAGACGCTTGAGAAGATGAAGCAGGATCTTGACCGCGCCAACGCAAAGCTCGTGCGGCACGGGGCGGCGCACATGGTGCATGGGCACGAGGATTTGCTCGAGCTGTTCGTGGTGCGCGTGAGGGCGCACGAGGCGGAGGCGGCGACGCGCAAGATCATGGTGGGATACACGGGAGGGCGACGTGGCTGAGGCCGACAGCCTAGGGATGCGGCTCTTTAAGAGGGCCGATGGCCTGCGCGCCAAGCGGTCGTCCGTCATGGACCCGCAGTGGCAGCAGATAAGCCAATACTTCTGGCCCGACGTTTCGGACATCAACACCGAGAAAACGGAGAGCACGGAAAACTGGTTTAATCGAATCTACGACACGGCGCCGGTCAGGGCGGGTCAGACCTGCTCGGTTGGCGTCAGGAATTGGGTGACGCCTTCGACCGAGCCTTGGCTTGACCTGTCGCCGCCCTACAACCTGACGAAGCAGGCGTCGAGCGCGCCGTCGCAGAACCCGAGGATCAACCGCATCTCGAAGCCGCCGAGCGACCCCGTGGACGATCAGGGCCAGGACGACGCCACGCGTTGGACCGCCGACACGGCAAGCCAGATCCTCAACTGGTTCAGCGAGTCAAACTTCTACTCGGTCATTCAGCCCTACAACCGGAGCGCCTGCACGTTTGGCACGGCGCTGATGTTCATGGAGGAGGGCAAGGAAACGACCTACAATTTCGAGCAGTTCAAGGTCGGGACGTATTGCATCGCTGAGAATGAGGAGAAGATCGTCGATACGGTGTTTCGCTGGTTTAAGCTCACGGTGAGGCAGGCCGACCAGCGGGGCTTTGACCTGACGCCGAAGATGGCGAAGGCTCTCAAGGCCGGGAAGTTCGACGAGGAGTATAAGTTCATTCATTGCGTGTTCCCGAACGCCGACAGGGTGAAGGGCGCCGTTGGCGACGAGGGAATGGCGTTCAAGAGCTACTACTTGGCCGAGGACGAGAAGAAGATCGTCAGCGAGGGCGGCTATGAGGAGATGCCCTACTTCTGCGTGCGCTGGTCCAGGTGGGGCAGCGAGAACTACGTGTGGGGGTGCTCGCCGGGTTTCGAGGTGCTGGCAGAGGCGAGACAGATCAACTACGTGACGCAGTACAACGACGCGCTTGTCGAGCTGAAGGCCTACCCGCGCGTGTTTGTGCCGGACTCGGTTGACGGCAACGTCGAGATGGCCTCTGGTGCGGCCACGATCCTGAAGGCCGACGACATGGCGCGAGGCGTGGAGCCCAAGGAATGGCTAACGGGGGGCGACACGCAGGAGATCGCCGTTATGCTGGAGCGGAAGGAGAAGGCCATCAACAGCGCCTTCTTCGTGGACATCTTCAAGGCGCTCTCGCAACTGGAGGAGAAGATCACCGAATCGACCTACGGAGCGATTGCGCTCCTTCAGGGCGAGAAGTTAGACCAGTTCACGGGGACTTTCGACCAGTACCGCACCGAGCTGATTAACCCGCTTGTGCGGCGTGCCATCGGGATCGCCTACCGCAACGGGCTGCTGAAAGACCCGCCGCAGTCCTTGATGGTGCAGGGCAAAGACCCGAAGGCCGAGCCCGAGCTTGCGGCGCCGAAGATCACGATCAAGAGCCGCGTGACGCTGGCCTTGTCGCAGGCCAAGATCGTCGGCACCGAAAAGACGCTTCAGATGCTTGCCCCCCTGATGGAGCAGCGCCCCGAGATCGCGGACAACTTCAACTGGAACCAGCTTTCGCGGAACGTGGGGCGCGGCAACGGCATGGCCGAAAACGACTTCCTGCCGCTAAAGACCGTGCTGGAAAAGCAGGCGAAGCGCGTCAAGATGCAGCAACAGGAGCTGGAGCTGAAGAAGGCCGAGATCGCCGCCAAGAGCGCGGGTGCGCTCGGCAAGGCTCCCCCCAAGTTCCAAGAGATGGCAGGCGGGATGCTCGACCAGGGCGCCGCCGCCCCCGCAGCTTAACCCAACAATCCTATGGCAAACGTAGCACCACGCACACCACTTCAGGCGACTTCCGGCGTCACGCCCCTTGCGAGCGCCTCGGCAGTACAGGTCTTTCCCGCGCAGCAGATCGCCGCAGTCGGCGGCGCAACCGGCAACCCCAATGTGACAAACACGGGCGCGGAGCCGCGTTCGCTCCGGTCGTACATCACCGATATTGTCCTGTCGAACAGCGCGGCCACGGCTGCGGTCGTATCGATCCTTGACGGCGCGGCGGTCATCTTCGCTGTCAACATGCCCGCCACGAGCAGCCAAATCTCGGTCAACTTGACGACCCCGCTCCGCGGTTCGCCCAACACGGCGGTCAACATCCAATCCTCTAGCGCATCGGCCAACATCAACTGGACCGTGACGGGCTACGCTGCGCAGTAACTCTCCAATGGCTGAATCCAACCAGCCAGCGGAGACGCCCGCCCACGCGCTCGCGCGGGCCTATCACCGCGTCTTTGGGGTCGAGGGCGCCCGCAGCGCCGACCAGAAGCTCGTGTGGCGCGACATCGAGAGCTTCTGCTGCGCCTACCGCCTGACCGTGCAGGCGTCAAAGGACGGGGAATATCTTGAGAACAATTTGCTTGTAAACGAGGGCCGGCGTTCCTACTGGTTGCGCGCAAGGGGGCAAATCCTCCTGGGCAGCGAGCCGCAGGCCAAGCCCTTGAAAGTCAACAGGGCTAGGCGAAAACCATAATCCAACATGGCTGACAAGATCACCGAACTGGACATTACGGACAAGCACGAGCTTGTCCTGTTGCACGGGCTGAACAAGGGGCGCAGGACTGTCTTGGCGCGCCTCGACCCGCCCGGGGGCTACCACACGATCTTCTGGGTGAGCCGCGAGCTGCGCGACATCCACCACAAGAGCGTCACGGCGTACCTGCCGACGCAGAACATCAAGATCACGACGCAGCTCATCGAGGGGCAGAAGCCGGACGTGATCCCGCAGAAGGCCCCGCCCGAGCCCAAGATGCACCCGCTTCAGGGCGACCTGACGCCCGACTACTTGGATTGGCTCCTGAAGTGGGCTCCGGTTCGTTTCGAGAACACCCTCGGCGTGTACCTGAAGGACTTGGAAGCGGGCGAGAAGCCGCCCGCAGATCCGCGCGATTTGTGGGTGCGCGACACGGTGGTCCGCACGATCAACCAGCCGGTCGAGGGAACGAACGGCGGGCAGTACCTTTCGACCAAGTTCACCGCCGAGGACCAGATCATCGCGCGTCGCGCGTCGCACCTCACGTTCACCAAGAACGAGATTTACAAGGAGCGGCGCGGACCCGACGGCGAGATGGAGCAGGTCACGCACGAGCCTTTCCGCAGCGTCTACGCCCACGACCAGCTTGAAAAGATGGAGAAGCAGGGCGCCATCAAGGTCTTGTCGAAGCGCCCCGGCGTGGCGTCGGCGGGCAGCGCGTTCTAAATGTGGAAGCTCTTGAAGGTCACCAAGACAGGCAGTGACGGCAAGGTGACGACCCAAGAGTTCGCCAAACCCGAACCCATTTCAAAAGATGAGCGACGCAGCAGCAGCATCAGCGGGAGCCAGCCTGGACCCGAACGCACCGCCCCCGGCCGAGACCCCCGCCTCAGGAAGTACGGCCCGGGCGGGCGGGTCAGCCCCTTCTCAGACTAGCGACTATTGGGGCAAGGGGCTCTTGAAGGAGGACGGTAGCCTAGACCATTCGCGCTGGGAGAAGTCTCCCGAAGACATTCGTGACGTGGGCAAGGACTTGTCCAAGTACAAGACCTTCGACGATTTGGCTAAGGCTTGGAAGGCCAAAAACGATTTGCTCGGGAAGAAAGGAATTGCGGAACCGCTCCCGAAGGATGCGACGCCCGAGCAGCGGGCCGAGCATCTGGCGCTGGTCAGGAAGGCGGTTGGCGCCCCCGACAAGCCCGAGGGCTACGTGATCGAGCGCCCCAAGGAAGTGCCTGAAGCGGCATGGGACGCCGCTGCGGTAGCCAATGCGGCCAAAATAGCCTACGAGGAAGGCGTTTCTCCCGCCGCCCTGCAGAAGTTGGTGGCCTACGAGACGGAGAGGCAGCTAGGGGCACAGAAAGCCCAAAGCGAGGCCCTTGAGCAGATGTGGGCGGGGCAGGACAAGCTTGTCAGGGAACTGGCGGCCAAGGAGGGGCTGGAATACGGGAAGTACCTTGAACTGGCCGAGCAGGGCGCAAAGCGTTGGGCTGGGGTGGATAAGGACAACCCGCTCATGAAGAATGCGACTTTCGTGGCGGCGATGGCCCGCCTAGGCAAGCAGGGCAAGGAGGCGGGGCTAGTGAAGGGCGACACGACCGACGACACAATGGCGAAGCACAGCCCAGAGACCGCGCAGAAGGCGCTGGATGCGATCCGCTACGACAAGACAAACGCCGACTGGTTCGCCTACTGGAACCGCGACCCCGAGAACCCCACCAAGGAGAAGCCGCACCCGCGGCATGACGAGGTGGTCGCCACGGCCAAGGGGCTATCAATGATAGCAAACAAAAACCGTCCGGTGCGAGGCAGATGAGCGACGAACACCTTTGGCGTGAACTCCGCGAGCAGGAGCAGGAGGAGGACGCCCGCTACCGGCAGAACCAGGCGCCCCAGATCGTGAACAAGGTGCAGCCGAAGCCCGTGGACTACAACGCGGCCATGAGGCGTTTCAACGAGGAGGTGAAGCCCGTGCTGGCCCGCCGCGAAAAGGCGCGGACCTCGAAAGCCTATCGCCTGTTCCTGAAGGCCACAGGCCAGTGGACCGACCTTGACGCCGCCGAGGCCATCAACCCGACCAAGGGGCTGACTCCTGACGGCCTGACCGCCGAGGAGCTTGCGAAGCAGGTGCAGCAGAATCCCGAGGCATACAAGCACCTTTCGGTGGCCGGCCTGCCAAAAGCGGAGCCGAAGGCCGCGGAATGGCGCACCATCCAGCCCAAGTGGGGGGAGGACGAGGGCAAATGAACGAGCACCCCCAAGCCCTAGGGCAATTCATCTTTGTGCAAAAGGACGCCGCCCGGGAGACGATGGAGCACGGCGTCATCATCCCCGCCAATGCGGAGCGCACACCCCGTTTCGGTCCCTCAGTGTTTGCGACGGTGGCAAGCGTGGGGGCGCGTTGCACCGTGCTCAAGCCGGGGGACCGAATCTGCCTCAAGGACATAGCGGGCGACGACCTACTCTACAATGAGCGAACTTACACCAGACTTAGAGAAAAAGACATCATCGGACGACTTGGTTGAAACAAAGACCAAGATCGGCGTGTTAATAGCAACGCCGATGCGGGCCCTGACAGGCTTTGCCGAGCAGCACGCCGCCTTCCTTGCCGAGCTTGCCGCGCTTTCGACCGACGAGACCTGCCCGTACGAGTTCATCCAGGCGGTCGTGACGGGTGGCCGCACGTGGGGCAGGTGCCAGATGATCGCCAACGCCCGCAAGCTGAAGGCCAAAGAATACCCGAACTTGAAGTGGATTTACTGGCATGACGACGACGTGGAGCAGAGCGCGGCGGGCCTTCTTCGCCTCCTGTCCCACAAGCTGCCTGTCGTGGGAGCGATGTACACCGTGAAGGGGAAAGATCCCCACTGGTGCGCCAACTTCCTGCACGAGGTGGAACTCCAGAAGAACGGGCTCCTGCAGGTGTACGAGCTGGCGATTGGGGCGCTTCTCACGCACATCGAGGTTTACGACCACATTGAGAAGAAGTTTCCGGCCATCCTCTACACCGACCGCAACACGGGCGAGCGGCATAACGGCTACTTTCAGGAGGTGGTGATCGAGCGCGTGCCGTACAGCGAGGACTACTTCTTCTGCTGGCTCCTGCGGCACACGGGGATCGGCATCTTTGCCGATACGGAACTGAAGCTCAAGCACCGCGACTCGGCCGGCAAGCTCTGGCCCGAGGAGTGGCCGCCCATCCCGATTGACGAAGTCGCCAAAGAGGCGACCGACTAGATGAAGCTGACCGCGATCACCTGCACGACCCCCGAGCGCGGCGAGGCCATGGAGCTTTGCCGCCTGTACGTTGCGCGGCAGACCAGGCCGCCCGACCAGTGGCTTATCTTGGACGGCCCCGAGCCCATGCAGAACAAGCTGGCGACGGCCATTGCCGAAGGGAAGGTCGAGGGCGACTACATCATTTTCGCAGAGGATGACGATTGGTTCAGCCCGCATTGGTTCAAGTGGTGCGAGGACAAGCTCGCCAAGGGCTTCGACATGGTAGGGCAGGGGAACGCCCTCTACTACAACGTCTCCCATCGCTGGTGGTCCAACTGCGGCAACGTGCGCCACGCCTCGCTTTGCCAAACGGCGATACGCGCCAAGCTGCTCGCCCACGTCTGGAACATCATCACCGACTTCAACTGCCCGTGGATCGACGTTCAGCTTTGGAACGTTTACTGCAACAAGTACCTTCACCTGCCGAGCGAGAAGGAAATGCTGCTCGTTGGCATCAAGGGGCTCTGCAAGGGGTACAGCCGCGAGCACCGTCAGGTGGCCGGCGACTTGAACAAGGTGGACTACGACCTGTCAAAGCTGCGGGAGCTGATCGGCCCTGACGCCGAGAACTACGCGAGCGCATGGCACGGCGAGGAGGAGATGCTGCGGCTCGCAGGCGCTTTATGAACGTGTGCGTAATAGGCCAGGGGGTACTTGCCGCGACGACCAAGGAGGCGTGCGCGACATCAAGCACATGGAGGCAATAGCCCGTGGCCGCGCCATCCCGCTCCCCATCATCACCCACATCCGCGAATCCAATGAGTACCAAGCCTAGCGTCGAGGTTCACACGCTCCGGTACGGGGACGACTGGCTTGTCCCGTACGTGATCCGGCACTACCTGTCCTTTGCCGACAAGCTGGTCTTTCACGACGCGGGCGGCGGTGCGCCGATCCCGTTGAAACCCGGCGTCGAGGTCGTCCCGTGGGACTGCCCCGAGGTGAACGATCTCAAGTACGCCGAACTCCGCAACTCCTGCTGGAAGGGCACAAAGGCGGACTGGTGCATCGTGTGCGACTTGGACGAATTGCTGTACTTCCCGATGGGCGCCGAGGCGACCCTTGCCGAGTACGAGAAGATGGGGGCCGCGGTCCCGAAGCCCCACGGTTTCGAGATGTTCAGCGAGACCTATCCCACCGGCGGCGGGCAGATATGGGACGAGATCAAGATGGGTGCTCCCGACAACAAGTGGTACTCCAAGGCCATCCTGTTCAACCCGCGTCTCGTGTCCGACATGCACTACGGCCTCGGCTCCCACGAGTGCGCCCCCTACCTGCACGACGGGCGCTCGTTCCACTGCGGGCAGCGTTGGCCGCACGCGAAGCCCCCGTGCTGGCTTCTCCACTGCCATCACATCGGCCCCGCCGAGGACATCGGAGCCAAGTACGACGCCAATATTACCCGTATGTGCAAGGAAAACAAGCAGAACCACTGGGGCAACCTTGAACCGGGCCTAAAGCACGTTGCCGACAAGCGCGCCAACATTGTTCCCAACCTCCGTCAACTCATACCCTGATGGGCTCCGTACGCTTTGGCATCCCGCGTGACTTGGTCCTGGCCCTCAAGGCCAAGTACAACGCGCACGACTTCTTTGAGACCGGCACGCTTGAGGGGCACACCTCGGCGTGGGCCGCGGATCACTTCTTTCGGGTTACCACGGTGGACATCGTCGAGCACCCGAACGCCCCGGGAAACTTGGACGGCAAGATGAACGTCAAGCGCCACGTCGCGCCGTCCTCCAAGTTCCTGACGACCGAGCATTTCTACTACCCGACGCTTTTCTGGCTGGACGCGCACACGGACACGGACTGCCCGGTCCTGCTCGAGATCAAGGAGATCAACCGCTCGGACGCCGACCACGTGATCTTGGTGGACGACGTCCGCCTGTTCGACAAGCTCCCCGACTGGCCGAAGCTGGAGAAGGTCTGCGTTGCGCTGCGCGACGGCGGCCGGCGCGTCACCGAGATCATTGAGGACGTAATCATAGCCACCCCATGCCCTTGATCGAAGCCGTCATTGGAGGCGGGCTAGGCAACAAGCTCTTTGGTTACTGCTTCGCTCGAGCCTATGCCGAAAAATACAACTGCGAGCTACACGTGCAGGGTGGCCTCTATCCGCAGAAGTGGAACATCATCTTTGAGGGCACGGACCATCCTCCGGTTACGCATAATCTTCCTATCCGGCAATCGTTCGACCTTGAGCAGTGGGACGGGCAAACCGACATACGCATCGAGGGGTTCTGCCAGCACCAAAAGAACCTAATCTACACGAGATCGCAGGTAAGGGAGTGGCTCAGGTTCAAGCCTCAGGTCGAGTACATGGTGAGCGGGATCAAGACCGTAGAAATCCTCTGCAACCAGCGCCTAGGGGACTATTGCCTGCCGTGCAACCCGTTCGCATGGGTGAGCCAGCAGTCCTATGTGGAGTGCTGCTGGCGCTACGGGCTCGACCCCAACAAGATCACCTGGCAGGACGGCGACAACCACTACCCTTGGCCGGACCATGATGCGTCGCTTTTCAAGCGGCACGAGCACCATGCGGAGTTCGACGAGCGCATGGACTTCCTGCCCGACTTGGTCGTGATGATGCGTGCCAAGAACCTGCTGCGCGCCAACTCGACCTTTGGATGGTGGGCGCACGTCCTTGGCAACAATGAGCGCGTGTTCTGCCCCGACGTGACCAAGGTGGACGCGAACAAGGGAATCGTCGGCCAGCAACGCGTCCCGCAGTTTGTGCCGTTCGTCGAGGGGAACCACATGCCCGTCGTTCCGAACATTCCCTATCTGTCCGAGCTTCACCTTGCGCCATGAAGGGCGAATTGGTCGTTGCGCACTACAGGGAGAACGTGGCGTGGGAGTTTGAGCGCCTCTGGGCCTATCTCTGGCGCCCGCAGGACAAGCCCCGCCTCTAACCATGGACATCCTATCCCACTACAAGCGCGTGATCGAGAACACCGACAATCCGGTTGTCCTGGAGCTGGGTGCCGCCGAGGGAGAGGACACCGTCCGCTATGTCGAGTGCCTGAAGACGCTTGGCCGTCCCTACCGTTACATCGCCTTTGAGCCTGACGAGCGGAACGTGTGGCACTTGAACCGCTTGGTCGAGAAGGGCGGATTTGAACTGGTGCCGCACGCCGTAGGGGATCGCAGCGGGCTGGTAGGCTGGCGGGCGTCGAATCACCCCTATTCAGGCAGCGTCAAGGAACCCAAGGAGCACATGGCCCTATGGCCCCACATCAGCTTTGCACCGCCGTCCCAAATTTACATGGAGGAGCTGGACAACGTCGCCGCCCGCATGGGGATCGACAAGGTGGACTGGATATGGTGCGACGTGCAGGGGGCCGAGGACTTGGTCGTCGCGGGCGGGCTAAAGACCTTTGCCAAGACGCGCTTCTTTTACACCGAGTACATCGAGGCCGAAGCCTACGCCGGCCAGATCGGGCGCGACGAGATCCACCGCCGCCTTCCCGGCAAGTGGCGCATAGCCGAGGACTACCGATCTTGGGACAAAGGCGGGGATTGTTTGTTTGAACGCTTGACATAGGTCACCCGCTGGCAATAGAGGTCAGGCAGAGGAAAGCGATGGATACCCGCGCATAGCGCGGCCCGGTGGCTCCTCGGACTTACAAGCCGAGAACCAGACCGGATTTCCCGACACTCTGGCGGTAGGCGGCACAGCTTAACGCATTTCCATCACTAATTTCCATGGCAACAGGAGTAGTCACACTACCTCCACATTACGAGCCGGATTTCGATGCCGTTTGGCATGAGATCATGGCTCAGCAGATCGACCATCGCCTCGCTGGTTACTACATCAGCGATGTCGTCGTCGGCAACTCGAAGCGGTACAGCCAGATGGGTTCGCAGTCCTACGCGATGAGCCAGAAGACGGCTCGCGCGGCTTGGACGGAACCGTCTGATGTCCCTTCCGCAATCCGCTGGGTGCTCCCCACGGGTTACCAGAAAGCAACGTGGATCGACGAGGATGACGCGGCCCTTCTGGGCTCGCTCCCCGATCCGCAGAACCAGATTGCGATGAACCACGCCATCGCCGTCAACCGCCTGAAGGACCAGCTGATCATCAACAACGCGATCGGCGTCAACTTCACGGGTGTCTCGGCCTCGACCCAGACGGCGCTTCCCGCCGCGCAGCAGGTCGGCGTCCAGTTCCCGGGCGCAACGAACACGGGCATGACCCTCGCCAAGATACTCCAGGCGCTGTTCATCCTCGATTCCAACGACGTTCCCGAGATGGACCGCGTCATGGTCTACGCCGCGAAGCAGCTCTACGACCTGCTCCTCAACGTGGATCAGGTTGACTCGGTGCTGTACAACGACGTTCGCGCGCTGATGAAGGGTCGCTTCGACGAGTTCGCGGGTTTCCGCTGGATTCGCACGCAGCTCCTCCCGACGGTCGGCACGCCGTCCATCCGCTCCTGCATCGCCTACCAGAAGAAGTTTGTGCTTTTGGGCGAGCTGAAGGGGCAGAGCACGAAGATCGACATCCTCCCGCAGCAGTCGCACGCGATTCAGGTCCGCACGACCTACACCGCCAACGCGACGCGGCTTGAGGAGGCGGGCGTCGTCCTCATCTCCACGGATGAGACGCAGTAACGTGTAACCATCAAATAAGGAACAACTACCATGGCAACTACACGCTACACTCAGAACGTCGCAGTCATGCAGGCGCCGTTCTCAACGGCTCCCATCGGGGACTACGTCGGTGGCGGCCCGCTCCTCGGGCCGACCTTCGGCGCGTTTCCTGTCCAGTACAACGACGCGGGCGTGGAGATTGGTCAGGTGCGGGAAGTCACCGCCATCTACCAGCTCTACGGCAACGAGTCGGTCAACGACATCATCAACATCTACCTCGCGCAGCCGGGAGACATGATCGACCCGGCGTACAGCTCGGTGTCGGGCGGCACAGCCGTCGCCTCGACCCTGACGCTGAACGTGGGCGACGATGACATCACGGGCTACGGTCTCGTGTCGAGCAATCAGGCTTTCAGCCAGACTGCCCTTCCCGGCATCACGAGCCCCGGTGCCATCACGCCGCAGGGCGCGAGCGCGACCCGGTACGCGAGCGCCATCGCCGCCGCGGGCACGGCCCCGACCGCCTTCGCGGGCGGTTCGGCGTTCACCGACCCGTACGTCATCGGCACCTACGCCGTTGAGCCGGTGGGCGGTTCGCCGGGCACGGGCGTCTCGGGCTCGTGGATTCAGGCGACCATCACGGCCATCGTGGGCCAGGTCGCTGGCAAGGTCTTGGTGTTTCGCCTGCGGGTTGTGAAGCCCTAACAGCCAGTAACACCACAGAGTATATGGGGCACCCTGCTGAGTTGGATCTCTGGGCGGGGTGCCCCTAACTTTTTTACAATGCAGCAACTATCGCAAACTGACATCGCCAACTTGGCCCTGATGCAGATCGGGCAGGGGAAGATCATGTCGATCTCCAACCAGAGCGACGGTAACGCCGTCGCCTGCAACGTCGCATGGAATCAGGCGTTTGGAAGCGTGGCGCGGGAGACGCCCTGGAACTGCCTAAAGGCGATTGCGTCCTTGGGTCAGGCCATCATCCCGAATCCGGCGAGTGCGACCTACGGCACGAACATCCCGTCGAGCGCGACCACATGGACGCCCGGGACCAACTACGCCGTCAACGGGTACGTCATCTACGCGGGCTACCTGTACCAGTGTTTGATCGCCAACACATCGAGCGCGTCCTTCACGGTCGATTTGACGAAGGGCTACTGGTTCCAGACGAACACCTACAGCCCGAGCTTCTTTGGCGTTCCTGCGGGCAATACGGTGAGCGGGGCGCCTTGGCTATACGCCTACGCCCTGCCGGCCGACTTTATCGCGCTGGTGAGCCTTAACGGGGCCGGGTGCTGGGGTGGGTGGGGATGGGGGTCGGGTCAGGGCGGTTGGGGCGGGGTGGGCGCAAGCTGGGGTGGCGGCAACTCCTCGCAGGGGTCGCCGCACGAGATCTTCGGGCGCTACCTGTACACGAACGACCAGTTGGCAAACATCGTGTATGTCCAGTACCAGACCGACACGACGGTCTACGATTCGCTCTTTACGGACTGCCTAGTCCTAAAGCTGGCGGCGATGATCGCCACGCAGCTCCGCAAGGACGACATGAGGTTGTCCACTCAGCTCGCGCAGGCGTACACGCGGCGCATACAGGATGCTCGGGTCAAGAACGCGGGCGAGGACAAGCTGCGGCGCTTCAACCCCATCGGCAGTTCGCGCTTTGTGCGGTCAAGGAGATATTCAACCAACGGGTAGATGAGTAATTCGATCATCCCGCTGGTGCAGTTCACGGGGGGCGAGTTTTCGCCTTCGATGGACAACCGTCTAGATATCGAGAACTACCGGAACGCCTGCCGGAAGTTGCAGAACATGATCCCGACCAAGCAGGGCGGGGCGCAGCGCCGCCCTGGGTCTCAGTGGATCGCGCAGGGAAAGATCAACTCGGCGGGTACGGCGTCGATCTCCAGCTTCCGAAAGTTTCAGGTGGCCCCCGGCGTCTCATTCCAGCTTGAGTTCTGCGACCAGGGGATAAGGTTCTGCGCGAGCGGGGCGCAGATCACGGTCAACCCGACAAGTCTACCGAATTGGACGAGCGGCAACAGCTATGCGGCGGGAGCGTTCGTGCAGCTTTCGGGCATCCCGTACTACCTCTACAACGGCCCGCTGAACAATTCCATGACGTCTCCCAACATGGACACGGCGCATTGGACGCTTCAGGCGACGTACGAGGTGCCCGCGCCGTACAGCGGGACCAATTTCACGGCCCCAAACTACTGGACCGCCGACGTGTGCAACGTGCAGCTTCAGGTGATTAACGACGTGGCGTACATCGTCCACCCGAACTATCCGGTCTATAAGCTCACGCGCTACACAAACGTCTACACGGGCGTTCCAAACACCGGATGGGTGATGCAGCAGGTTCAATTCCTATTGCCGCCCATGCTGGACGAGAACGCCACGGACCAGACAATTGCGGCAAGCGGCGTGTCGGGGAGCGTGACCCTCACGGCAGCGGCAAACGCCGCATGGTCGGGAGGCGTCGTGTACGTTCCCGGAAACACCGTTTTAAGCGGCGGCATCCAATACAACTGCCTCGTGACGCACACGAGCGGAACCTTTAAAGACGACGTGGCAAGCGGGTATTGGCAGGTCGTTACGAACTTCGTGTCGTCGCAGGTAGGAGGTTACTTCCAGTTGGCCTACAACCGCCCGACGGCCTACATTCAGGCGCTCGCTACCGGAATCTCGTCCAGCTACACGCTGCCGACGGTCACGCTCAATTCCTCGAACGGCTACCAGCTTTACTTGGTCGGCACGTGGGAGGTGCAGACCTACGGCACATGGACGGGGGTGGTCACGATTGGCGTGTCCTACGACAACGGGACCACTTTCCAGACGATCACGAGTCTGACCAGCCAGGGTGATGCCAACTATTCCATCTCCGGCGAGGAATTGCAGGGGGGCATCTACTCGTTTGGGATCTCGGGCACGGCGGGACTTGCCAGCACGACCCCGCCGCGCATTGTGCTGACGGCCGAAAACCAGTTCGTCTACGGGCTGGTGCAGATCACGGCGGTCGCGTCGGCGTATTCGGCCACGGCCACGGTCGTCGGTGCGCCGCTTTACTCGACCAGCCCCACAATCTATTGGAGCGAGGGCGCATGGAGCGCCTACCGCGGCTACCCGCAGGCGATCACGGTCTTTCAGGAGCGGGTCTGGTACGGGTATTCGTCCTACCAACCGCAGAACGTGTGGGCCAGCCAAACGAACGACATCGAAAACTTTGCGCTCTACGACCAGTCGCAGGCGACCTACGGGCTGGCCTTCACGCTGAACGCGCCGGGGCGTGGGCCGATCCAGTGGCTTGCCGCGCAGACCGATCTGTTTGTGGGCATGGCGTCAGCCGAGTGGATCATCTCCTCGGGCGGCACGACGACCGCCATCACGCCGACGCAGATTCAGGCGCTAGAGCATACGGTAAATGGGTCTGCGCCAAACCTTCCCGCGCTCATCATCGGGCAGGCGTGCATGTACGTCCAGCGCCGCGGTCGCACGTTCCAGCAGATGATGTTCAGCGTGTTCACGAACAAGTACATGTCGCAGGACATGCAGACCACCTCGCAGCACTTGACGAACGCGGGGATCATGCAGTTCGACTACCAGCAGCAGTGGCAGAACCAGCCGATCCTTTGGGCGGTCTGTGGCGACGGCACGCTGATCTCAATGACCTATGCCATGGAGCAGAAGGTCTTTGCGTGGGCGGGGCACTCGACGGGTCAGGACGCAGGCGACAAGGTGATCTCGGTGCAGGTGATCTACGGGGCGAACGGCGCCGACGACGAGGTGTGGCTCACGGTGCTCCGCGACATCGGCACCAACAACGGCAAGGGGTGCCAGCTTGAGCGGCTTTGGCCCGTGGACTGGCAGACCTACAACACGGGCGCCCCGCAGCTAAACCAGATGTGCTACGCGGATTGCGCGAGCTTCTCGACCTTTGCCAGCGCGTACCCCATCGGTCAGCAGATCGGCGGGATTCCGTTCTGCCTCGTTGGGCGTACCTGCGTTGCGTCCATTGTGCCCGCCTCGGGGTCGGGCGCTTGGGCCATTCGAGGCCTTGTGCCGGCCATAGCGGGGAGCGGGCCCTTGACGGGCTTGCCCTACGTCGTGATCCCCAACTACGCGCCGGCAATAGGAGACGTAGTCTGCGTCGGGCTTCCCATCAACTGGCAGCTTCAGCCCATGCGGATCGACATTGACCCAGCTCAGGGGCCGACCATCGCGGAGTACAAGTCGGTGGAGGCGGTGTATATTCGGATGCTTAACTCCATCGGCGGTCAGTGGTCCTCCTACGTTGCCGCCGTGTCGGGCCCGCCTGTCCTTCAGGTAAACGACATCCAGGTTTACCCCATCACGACCTACAACAACGCACCGCCTCCGTTTGCGGCCAACGTGCCCGACGACCGCGAGATCAAGATTGGCGGCTTCCAAGGCTATTCGCTGGACCCGCAGTTCTCCATCCAAGGGTACGACCCGCTCCCCATGTATATCCTTGGCCTTGGGGTGCAATACCAGATAGACCAGACCCGAGAATGAACGTAACACTATTCGATCCCCCGTTTGACTATCCCGAGCTTTGCAAGTGGTGGGACATACGGGGCGTTCCGCACGTTCCGCAGTCGATCCTTACTTCCCACGGAGCCGTCGTGTCGGCGGGTGCTCCGATTGCAATGGGTTTCTGCTATTTCGACACGGGCGGGAAGATCGGTGTCGTGGACTTCATCAGCACGAATCCAGCGGTCGCGGCCTCCAGCACCACGCTTGAAGCCATCGCCACGCTGTTCAAGTTTTTCGAGCAGATCGCCAAAAAGCGCGACTGTCCAAACCTCATCAGCTTTGTGGCGCAAAACACGGGGCTTCACCGTTACATGGTAAAAGCGGGATGGACTGATCCTCGGGCTGTTCCTCACGTCTATCTGCTAAAGCACCTCACCTAATGGCTATCCCGGCAATAGGCTTCACGGCATTTGAGACGGCGGTTGTAGCAACCTCCGTTGCGGCTACTACCGCTTCTACCACTATTGCCCTTGAGGCGTCTTCGCGGCAAGCGACAGCAGCGTCACAGGCTGCCGACTACAACGCCAAGGTCGATCAAGCGAACGCGCAGCAGATTGCGATGAACGCAAACGCGAACATCGAGAAGCAGCGCAAGGACGACCAAGCCTACCAGTCTAACCAGCGGGCGGCGCTCGCGGCGTCGGGCGTTTTGTCCGACACGGGAAGCCCCATGCAGGTCGAGGCGACGACGGCGGGGCGGCAGGAGCAGGACATCCAGACGTATTGGGCGAGCGTGCAGGAGAAGGAATCGCAGCTTTACGCCTCGGCGCAGGAGGGGGTCTATGAGGGGGCTGAGGAAGCCGACATTTATCACCTTCAGGGGGCAGGCGACATCTTCAGCGGCATCGGTTCCATTGCCTCGACCTTCGGGCGTTTCGCGCAACCGGGACCAAGCACAACCTCAACGAGCGATTAACGGCTTATTCTGATGGCTGAGATCCCCACAATCCCCGGAAGCGCCCGCGTCCAAGACCAGCAGATCGGCGTCAAGCGTAACGTGCAGCCGCGCCTTCAAGCGCTCGGTGCCGTGCGTGGGCTGGCGAAGGAAGCCGACAGCGGGGTGCAGCAGGCCATCGGCGCCGTTGCCGACTACGAGGAGAAGAAAAGGAAGGCCGAGGAAAACGCCTTTTTTACGAAAAGCTCGGTGATAATGCTTAAGGCTACGACTGAAGGGCTGCACGACATGAAGAAACAGCCTGACGATCAGATTGTCACAAATTGGACGCAAACGGCTCAAGCCACAAAGGACACTATAAAAAACCTGCCCGAGTTTGGGAAAATGTCGCCCGTAGCCCAAAAAAAGCTTCTGGCCCACATGGATTTATGGCAGGGAAAAAGCACGGCTGAGTTTCAAGAAAACGCTGACATCTTGGGCATCAAGCGCAGGGCGCAAACTGCGATTCAGGGAAAGAAGGCTTTTGCGGCAACCGGAGATGACGCCTACCGAAAGAACGCCGTCGCCGCATTGGACGCCCAGCACAAGGCCGGGGATTTGACCGACGAGGCTTACAACGACGAAATCGCCACGATGGATTCTGATTTTGAGAAGGGCAAGATAGAGAATGGCATAAACGCCGATCCGTACAAAACCCTAAAGGCCATAGATGCAGGGGAGTTCCCGCACATCTCAGACAAGGAGATAGGGGTGCTGAGAAACAAAGCCGAGAAGCAGGTGGCCTTTGTGCAGCGGACGACCGCCAGCGATTTCATCAACGACTTTTCAACCAGCGGCCTGCCCAAGAGCGACAAGGAGTTGCAGGAGGCCAAGGAGGCGGGCAAGGTCACGGGCGAGTTCGTCAAGAATTACAAGGCGATGGTTGAGCGGCGGGACTACCACGAGGCACAGGACAAGCAGGCGCTACTCCTGACGCGACTGCACGACATGGACCTAGCCGACTCGGACAATCCAGAAAAGGACGTTGCCGCAGTTGTCGATCAAGCGGGCAGCCTGCCCCCGCAGTTGCAGAAGGAGATACATACGCTGGCTGATACCAAGATCAAAAACGCAAAAAGGGCACAGACCACGGAATCCCACGCCGATCAGCTTCAGCTTATGCAGGAGGCCCATGAGCAATCTATGGGTCAAATCCTCATCACGCCTGCAAGCGATACCGAGCCCGCACGCCGAGCCGAAAGCGTGGAATCCATCGAGCGCATGGATAATGAGAAGTTCTTCGCCAACTTTGGGGATAATGTCACCCGGGCGCAAGTGCTCAAGACCGCCAAGGAGTTTGAGGCATCCGAGAAACTCCGATATGCCAATGCCCAAAAGGCGTTTATCAACTGGACAAAGACCAAAAAGGGAGCCGAAGCCACACCCGAGCAGGCTGCGGCAGAACGCGAGCGGTTGGGCTTTGGACAGTATTCTTCCACTGCAGACGTGGCAGCCTCCTTCAAGGCGGGTAAGATTGATGCCGCCACAGCCAAGGAAATCCTCCACAGGCAGTTTGGAGTACCGTGATGCCTACGGCTGATGAGATCCTTTACGGCACAGGCACACAGGGAACGGCGCCGGCCGCTAGCCCTGCCGACGCCATCCTGCACGGCACGCCCGAGGTAAAGAAGGTGGCCCCCGTCAAGGCGCCGGGAAAGGACGGGGCAAGCGAAGGCGACCAGATGCTCAAAGCCCTTGAGGTGGGCTTTGGAACGTCGGCAGGTCGTTCGTTCCTGTGGCAAATGGCAAATACCCCGATGGCTAAAGCCCCTGCGGCCAACCTGGAGGACCTGCCCGACAAGACCTTTATCGTTCCGATTCCCGGGGGTCCGATGATTCCGGTCAACCCACAGATAGCAGGGGCCGTGTATAATGCCACGAAAGGGGTGCTAGAAGGGGCTACGAGCCCCTTGGGTATGGCTGCTATGCGGGTAGGGGGTCCTTTGGCCACCTTGGCAAAGGAATACCCCTTGGCGAAGGCAGCGGTCGTTGGTATGGCTGGCGGCTTTACCTACATGATGGGCAAGGGCACGAAGGAGGCGTTTGACAACCGCAAGCGGGTGATGGACGACCCAAACGCTTCATGGGCCGATAAGTTACAGGCAAATCTTGAGGTCACGACTTCGGGGGTGATGACAGTGCTTTCGGCTCTTGGAATGGTGGAAGCCTTGCATCCCCAAGTGCTTCCGAAATTGGAAGGGAAAACCCCGCAGGAGGCCACTCACATCTTGGCGGCAGAGGCCGCGGATGCCGAAAAGCCCGAGGCAAAGGCGGCGCTAATGAACGCAGCAGACGCCTTGCATGAGACGGGACCACAGCCTGCACCCGTGCTGCCTGATCCTGCGCCCGTTGTGACGGTCCCTGACGGCGGCGGCAAGACGCCCCCTCCGGATAGCCCTCAGGAAAGTGCCGCACTTGAGGCCATCAAAGAGCCAAGTGTGTCGGGCCAGCCAAAGGAGGAACCGCCGAAAGCCGAGGAAAAGCCCGAGCCGACGGACCAGAATCTAGTCGGCATCAAGAACGCGGCCATAGATCAGGCCATGAAGGACATGGGGATTGAACCCGGGGAGCATGGCGAAACCACGACCGCCAAAGCCGAGAACGTAAAGGCGCGCGCTATCCTTGAGGCTGACCCCGACGCGGGCCGCAGGCTGGTCGAGGAGATTACCAAGAAGCCCCGCCCCCTAACGCCAACCGAGGATTTCGTTTTGCTCAACGAGATGAACCGCCTTGCCATAGAAAGGCGCTCGGCATCGGCAGCACTTGAGGCGGCAAGGAAGGCGGGCGATCCCATCGCAGAGCAGAACGCCCGCATACGCTCCGCCACGGCCCGAGACAATTACATCGCCGCAGGCCATGCCTCGGACCTGGTTGGCACCGTGAACGCGCAGGCGCTCGCCCTTCGCCGCTCCATGATACGCGAGGATTATTCCCTTGCCGAAATGGAGCGCACGCTTACCGAGGCCACAAAGGACGGGAAGCTCACGCCCGAGCAAGAGGAGAAGGTCGCCAAAAGCCAGAAGCGAATCGAGAAGTCGCAGACGGAGCTTGAAAGCCACGAGGCAAAGAGGCTTAGGGAGTATCAGGACCGAAAGAAGCAGGCAAAGCCCGACAGGCTTGCGCTAGGCAAAGGGATGCTCAGGGCGCAGATAGAGGATCTCACGGACCAAATCGTTGCCGGGGAAAAGAAGGCCAAGGAAAAGGGCGGCCTTAAAACCGATGCCGAATATGAAAAACTGAAGGCGCTCCGAGATCATTTCAAGGAGCAGTATGACGCGCTGTTTGGGGACGAGGAAAGGGACTTCACCCCTGAGGAGAAGCTAAAGAAGGCCGTGGCTTCTAAGGATCGACAAATCGAGGAGCTAGAGCGCCAGCTCAGGAACCGAGAGCCATTCGTCCCGGAACGGAAGGGGCCGCCTACAAGCGACGAACTGGCCGCACGACAAGCCAAAATCGATGCGCTAAAGGAGGAACGTGAATATTTGCGCGAAAGCCTACAGCCGCGGGAGGAACCGACACGCAAAGAGCGCGACGAGTTCAAGACAAGGGAATCGGCCTTAGACGCCCAAATTGCCAAGATTGAGCAACAGCTAAAGGACGAGGCGCCATTTTCAAAGGGAGCCAAGGAGGGCGTTACCAACCCCAAGATCGAGGCAAAGCAGCAGCAGCTTGAAGCCCTAAAGCAGCAGAGAGAGTATCTACGGGACAGGCTACAGCCCAGGCCTGAACCAAAGACAGCCCAAGAAAAGGCGCTAGACGCCTATAAGAAGCGCACAGCCAAGTCCACGGAGGATTTGCTGAACCGCATAAAGAACAAGGATGTTTCCCCTAAACCCAAGCCCGAGCCTGTGAAGCTGGACGCGGAGGGTGAAAGGCTGAGAACTGAGCACGAGCGCGCGAAGCAAGAGTTTCAGGAGATGGTCGTGAAGGCACGCCTTGAAGGGCGGTCGCTCTTTGAGAAGTCGCAGGACGCCCTTGTTCAATGGGTACGGGGGCTGCAACTAACCCGTCTTTCAACGCTCGCCAAGCTGTCGATGGCTTCGGCGTATAGGACCGTAGGGACTCCGCTTGAGGAGGCGGCCGGAGCCGGAATCGAACACATGCCGTTCATGGGTCGCATCGCGGCTATGGCGCCCCGGCAAGGCGGCATAAACCTCGCCGCCGAGGCACATGCCTTGACCGAGGGCGTCACCAAGGGGTTGCAGGATTCCCTTCAAACCCTCAAGACCGGACAGAGCGACCTAGACGTGATGTATGGCAAGGGAAAGGACGCCGCCGTTGGCGAGAGCGATGTCATGCCCCGCAGCATGGTGGACTTCTTGGGGTCGGTATGGCACTCTGTGATCAAAGCGCCTGTAAAGCGCATGGAGTTTACCCGCTCCTTTGAGAAGCGGATAGCGTGGAAGGCCACACAGGGCATAGACGTACACAACCCGCTTGTCCAAACGCAGACCATCGCGGAGGCATACAGGGACGCCAACCGCTCGGTGTTCCTTCAGGACAACGCGCTCGTCGATGCCTACAAGCGTTTCCTTTCACGGTTCGAGCAAGTGGACAAGGCAACTGGAAAGGCGCCCCTAAAGTTTGTGGCGACAGCCGCCAAGGTCGTCATGCCATTCGTCAAGGTGCCCACGAACGTCATTGCCGAAACCGTCGAGTATGCCTTTGGAACGGCAACGGGATCGGCAAAGGTCGCCGCCGCCTATGCCCGAGGAATCGACAAGCTGACACCCGAACAGGCCGATGTTATCATGCGCCTGATGAAGAAGGGCAGCATTGGCGCAGTTTCGATGGCACTAGGATACATGAACTATAAGAACGTGGGCGGCTTGTTTCAGCCAGGAGTACGCCGCATCAAGAAGGAAACACCTTACGGAGCCATCAACGTCATGGGGGAGAACGTTCCGAGCTACCTGCTTGAGCACCCTGCCCTGAACGCCCTTCAAGTGGGCGCCACGATCCACCATGTCCTAGACGAGAAAACCAAAAAGAGCGACTTGGGAGGACAGGACTTGGGCACTGCAATAATGGTTTCCATACTGGGGCTGGGCGAGGAAATCCCTATGGCGCGCGGCATGGAGAACATGACCAAGATTTTAGGGGGCAACCTAGGAACCAAGAAGGCAGCCATAGGCGACACCATCAAGAACGCCGTAGTCCCGGGTGCGGCGCAGGAGGCGGCAAACAAGCTGGACGAGGACTCCCGAGGCCACACGATCAAGCGCAAGCAAAATACGATCATGGAGCACGTCCAAAGCGGAGTGCCGCTGTGGCGCGAAAACTTGAAGCGCAACATCGACCACTCCGAACGCTGATGCCCGAGCAACTGACAGACGACGTGCAGGCCATAATTGACGCCGCGGAGACGGGCGAAAAGGGGTGCCTTTTGCCCGAGCGCGACGACCCACGGGAGGGGGATGATGAAGGCGAATGAACACTGGATCAACGGAGACGACGAGGAGGACGACGACGATGAGGACCCCGACTTCGACTGCCTCGAATCTTAGCGAGCGCACGGCACTTGTCGTTTGTAGTGGGCTCTTTGTGTCCATCGCGGAACGTTTAGGGAGGGATTTTTCAAGAGTATATTTGTACGTTCCCTACGCTGGCAACTTCCCGACGATGAACAAGGGGATGCTTGGGCATGGTCTAAAGAACGTGGAGCGGGTGGACGGGGTGTTCGGCAAGCACTTCGACTCCATCGACCTTTTCGTTTTCGTGGACCTCGGACACGCAGCCCTTCAGATTTACCTTGAGAAACTGGGCCGCAGGGTTTGGGGCCCACGTAACGCCGAGGAGCAGGAAATATACCGCGAACTCTGCAAGGAAAAGATGGAGGAATTGGGGCTCCCCGTGCAGCCGTGGACGATCGTAAAGGGCGTCACGGAATTGGAGGCCCACCTGCGCGCCCACAAGAACCAGCTTGTCAAGATCGACAAATGGCGCGGGGTGACGGAAACCTTCTTCGCCAACGACTTCGAGACAGTCGAGCCCAAGGTCCACGCCATTGCGGAAACGCTTGGGCCGTTCAAGGAGGAGCTGGAGTTCATTGTGGAGGACGAGCTACCCGACTGCGTAGAGGCGGGCATCGACACGTTCACCGTTGACGGGCGATACCCCGAGCAAACCCTTGTTGGAATCGAGGTTAAGGACTGCGGCTACCTAGGACAATTCGTGTCCTACCCCTCAATCCCCGAGGAGTTGCGGCGATGGAACGACTCATTTGCCGCATTGTTTGCGGTCTACGGCGCGCGCAGCACCATCTCCAACGAGGTCCGGATCGGCAAGGACAAGGTGCCCTACATGATCGACGCGACGATCCGCGCCCCCTCGCCGCCGTCCGAACTCATGCAGGAGCTTTGGACCAACTTCTCGGAGATCATTTGGGAGGGGGCCGACGGCAACCTAGTCGAGCCCATCCCCGCCGCAAAGTGGGGCGTCGAGGTCATCGTCAAGAGCGCATGGGCCGAGCACAACCTGCAACTCGTGGACTACCCCGAGGAGTTTGATAATCAGATCAAGCTCTACAACAAGGTCGTTGTGGACGGCAAGCGGTACGTGGTCTGCCAGGACGACGAAATGACCGAGATCGGCGCCGTCGTCGGTTGGGGCGACACCCCCGAGGAAGCCTTTGACCACTGCCGGAAGGCGGGCGAATCGCTCAAGGGCTACGGCATCAAGTTTGAGATGGGGGCCGCCGACAAAGCCTACGAGCAGATCGAGGAACTGGCGGCGCTCGGCGTCTCGCCCTTCAAACTTGAAAAGCAAGCAAATAACAAATAGGAGCACACCATGTCAGTTTCCTCACAAGCACCCTTTTGCCAGTACACCGTGACGGTATTGTCGCAGACGCTTACGGTCACGTTCCCGTTTGCTCAGGCGTCGGATCTGGCGGTCGTGGACGGAGCGGTAACGTGCCTCTTGGGGGGCGACTACACGGTCACGGGCGGCGGCTACAATGCCGCGAACCAGATGCAGACCGGCAGTATAACCATCGTCAGCGACACGGCCCCGGGTGCCGCCAACATACAGATTGGCGACATCATCTCCATTTCTCTGAACGTCACGGCGAACCAGACGACCAGCTTCATATCGACGGGGCTAATGACGCCGGCGATGATCGAGCAGGACGACGACAAGCTGACGCAGCTCATCAAGCAGGACAGGCAGGGCGAGTACAACCCCTTCCCGGCGGCGGGGGCGATCATGTCCACGTCGCTCGGCACACAGATCATCAGCGGAACGACGGGGGCGATCTACCTTGGATGGATCACTGCGCAGACGGGCGGCATAAAGACCTCGATTGACTCGCTGAACATCGTCGGCATTTCGACGCTCAACCTGCCGCTCCTCATCCAGACGACGATCAGCTACACGGGCGGCGGTTACGTGCTGCAAACGTGGATGCTTCGCCCGATGCAGATTGGCGATCCGTCGTCAAGCGTGGCGGGAGCGTTCATCGTTCCGGTCACGAATCCTAACTCGCTAATCTGGCAGGCCGTCCTGTAATGCCTTCTACCGTCAGCCCGAATCTCAAGTTTAACCAGACGGCAGTCCGGTCGGGCGGGGCGCATACGAACGCGACGACGCAGCAGCCGGCAAGCGGGGGCACGGGTGGCGGCACCGTCAATAGCGTCGGTGCGGGCACAAACGTAAGCATAGGTGGCACGGCGACAAATCCCGTTGTCAACGTGCCAAACCTAGCGGGCGACGTTACGGGCGCCATTGCGACAAACACCGTTGCGTTGCTTTCAGGCGTTGGGTCTATCCTGCAAACGCCCGTCGGCTACGCCACAGGCGGCAACATCCAAGTCCGCTTTGACCTTGGCAGCTTTGCCTACATTGGGCTGACGGTGAACGCGTCCTTTAGCCCAAGCGGGTCGGCTGGTATCGCTGCGGGCAGGGTGCAAACGATTGACCTGACAAACACGACAGGCGGCACGCTAACCCTTACTTGGAACGCTTCGTGGAAGCTGGCCGACGGCGCGCTGCCGACCAGCATCACGGCGGGGTCATCCTACCGCATTGAGCTTCGCTGCGGCAGCACAACGGAGGGCAGCATCATCGCTTCTTGGTTTCAGACGGGCAGCGGGATCACGCAACTAACGGGAGACGTTACGGCCGGGCCGGGCTCCGGATCCCAAGCGGCGACGATCACCGCGGGCGCCGTGACCTTGGCCAAGATGGCGAACCTCCCGGCGTATTCGGTGATGGGGAACAACACCGCCGGCGCCGCGGCGCCCCTCGCGCTCACGGAAAAGCAATTCCGGACGATGTTTTTCCAGCAGCAATTTTACGTGGATGACTATATCACCGCGGCCGGCGGGGTGGTGCTAACCGGGATCAATGCGGCTATCTCGGACTTGAACACGGCCACCAAGGGGGTGCTCGTGTTCGGCCCGGGCACCTACGCGGTCGCCGGGGCAATCAACGCGATCACGGCCTCCGCCTATGTGAAGGGGTGCGGGTGGTACATCACGCAACTCGCCCAAGGCAACTTTGATGGGCTCACCTTCACCTCGGCAAACCCGTGCACCCTACGGGATATGTGGATCTCCTGCGGGGCCTCAAACCAATGCGTGGTGTTCGGCAACGCCGGCACGGCCAACTCGGGCTCCCTGGTCGATTCGATCCAGACCACCGGCGGTTTGGCGGGGATCTCGTGTTGGAACACCACCAACCAATTCACGATCTCCAATTGCACCCTCGGGTGCACCCACAACATCCTTGTGGGGGGCTACGTGAACGCCGGCGTGGTGACCACCGGCGTGCGCAGCGCGTGCATCATCCAATGCAACAACATCGGCGGGGGGTCGACCAACGGGATTTACGCGCTCCACCCGGACGGGCTCTCAATCCAAAACAACCAAATTGTTTCGACCACCACCGCGATCAATATGGTGTTCCCGAACCAATCGGGCCGGAGCGATCTTTGGGTGGTGGGCAACCACATAGAGTCCGCGGACGGGCTCTACATGAACACCACGAACCTCACGGGGGCCACCACCTCGAGGTTTAACAACATCGTGATTGTGGGGAACGAGTTCGGCACAACCGCGAGCTACGGCGTGCACACCGATGCCCACGCCACCACGAGCCCCAACTTCTGCTTGGCCCACATGGTGATCACCGGCAACGTGTTTACCAACTGCCCCCTCGGGCCCATCAACATCTATTCGGTTTATGGGGGATCCATCCAGGGCAACCTCATCCAGACGAACGGGAGCGTGGACAACATCTACATCGACTCCTCGTGCAAATATGTCCGCTGCGACCCCTCATCAAACGGTCTCATGCTCGGCACGGATACCGCCTTTGACGGCCTCGGGCTCGGGATCTTCGACATGCAGGACCACACCGTGGCCGGCCTACAGCAAAACAGCCGGATGAAGGGCACCACCACGTGGGTGAGCGATTCCAACCAAACCCTCGCCGCGGGGATCGGGGCGGTGGTGGCCGGCGGCGGTGCCAATGTCGTCCCTGTTTTTAGCGACGGAACCAATTGGAGAATCGGATGAAAAAACTCTACGAATACCTGCCCCTGCTGCTCTTGGCCGTCGCGCTGCTCTTGCCGCAGTTTGTGCGCAGCCAGTCGGCCCCTGTCGCGGGCGGGCGTCAGTATGCGGTAGTGCTGGCGTCGATCCCTACGCCGACCCCTACGCCTAGTCCGACGCCCAGCCCTACCCCGACGCCGTCGCCTACCCCGACACCTTCCCCGACACCGACCCCCAGCCCGACGCCAACCCCCACAAGCTCGCTCACGGTTTCCGCAAGCCCGACAAGCATCTTCGGCAGCGGGGTTTACTCGGCAAATACCAATACGACGATGGCGACACCTGCGGGCGGCGTCGGCCCCTACACCTATTCGTGGACCGTGCAGAGCGGGACTACGGTTGGCATTATGGGCAACCTTACCGCTACCGTCTCAGCCAGCTACGGGGGCGTGGCGGGCACTTATACGAGCGTCCTCCTCTGCACCGTAACCGACTCCCTTAGCCACACGGCAACCTGCACCGTCAACTCAACGATCATCCTTTCACAATGAAGAAGCTACTCCCATTCCTCCTTGCGGTGTTTTTGCCGCTCACCTCGCAGGCGCAGCATCAGGCGGTGACGCTTCTGCCGAACGGCCTAGGCGCGGGCACGCTGAACACGGCGGGCATCTCGTACTACTCTATGGGGCCGTTCACCTACGATTTCACGGGAAGCACGCTCCTTAACGCAGGGCTTGTGGCGACAGGCACGACGATCACGCAGACCATCACGCAGGCCAACAGCTTCGTGGCGGGCCAGCCCGTGACGATCAATAGCAGCGGCGTTTGGGTCGGCGCTTCGGCCAATTCAACGATTGCGCTGGCAAACGCCCTCGGTGTCGTGTCCTCGACCAACCTCAGCGGCACGCAATTTACCGTCGTCCTAAACGGCGTGTGCGTCGTGAACGGTGGAAGCTTCACGGTGGGGGCAATCTACTACGTGCCGCTATCGGCAGGCATCGTCACAAGCACGGCTCCGTCCAGCACCGGCCAGTATGTGTATCCGCTGGCGACGGCGGTGTCGGCGGGGGTGCTGTGGGTTTCGACCTCGACGCCCTCGGTGGTCACAAACTCCCTTGGTAGCTCGGGCGCATACACGCTGCTCGCCAACAATACCAACGCGACGGCTCCCGCTGCGGCGCTTCAAAACAGCATCATCCTCGGCACTCCCTCCATCACCGACACGGGCATTGGCATACAGGAGACCAACAGCGTCACGGGTTATTTCCAAAACCTAATCCAGAACACGTCGAACAACGCTGCGGCTTCTGCCGATACCGTGGTCGCTAACAACCTCGCAACCGGGTCCAACTACTACGGCGACTTTGGGATCAATAGCAGCAGCTTTACGGGCACGGGCAGCTTCAACCTTGCTAACGCGGTTTACCTCTACGCGATTCCTGGCGACCTGGTTCTGGGGACGTGGAACACAAGCGGTACGACGCGAATCGTTGCGGCAAGCAACACGGGGACAAGCAGCGCCGACATTGCCGACTTCGTTGTGTCGGGCGAAGCCCTCAGCGGCATGCTGTCGATCGGCAACAATACGACGGTTACAGGCTATCAGTTGGAGCTTCACGGGAGCACGCCGATTGTTGCCAACGGCGGCGCGGGCATACAAGTCAACACGCAGCTAACGGCTGCTGCTACCAACACGTACAACTTTCTTAACTTTACGCCGACGTTCAACACTTCGACTTACACGGGCAACTCGCTTAACTCGATCAACATTGGCACCGCGACGGTCAGCACGACCGGCGGCGGCACGCTGACGGGCGGCTACCAGATCAACGTCGCTGCCCCCGCAGCGGGACAGGCTGGAGCACTCAACATTGCCAGCGGCGCGGTGAACCTCGGGAGCGGCGCAATCACAAGCTCGGGCAGCGTCGTCCTTAACTCAGCCACGGGAGGCTCTCAGGGTGCAGGGACGATCAACGCCACCGGGCTATACGTGAACGGTGCCGCCGTAAGCTCGCCGCTTGCATCAAACAACACATGGACGGGCACGAACACGTTTAACAATACGGTGAGCGGTACAGGTATAACTTCGCTATTCGCCAGCCCGCCCGCGATTGGCGGTACGGCTGCTGCCGCTGGTAGCTTTACCACGCTCTCCGCATCTTCCACCGTCAGCGGTACGGGTTTTTCTACCTATCTGGCTTCGCCCCCTGCGATTGGCGGTACGGCTGCTGCCGCTGGTAGCTTTACCACGCTTGCGGCAAGTTCCACGCTCAATGTCACCGGCACCTCGACGCTGACGGGCAACGTTACCTTTGGCGGCAATCTCACAAGCGCCGGTTCACTTACGTTTCAGACCAACGGCACGACGACGGCGCTAACCATGGACGCCAGCCAGAACGCGACGTTCGCGGGGAAAGTCACCTCATCCAAAGCCTCCATAAGCGGATATTCATCCCTCACGGAATCTGCTAACGCAGTTACCATCGACTGGTCTCTAGCCAACACCTTTGCGCTCACGCTGAACGGCAACCTGAACACGGTCACGTTCAGCAATGCGGCGAGCGGTGAGACCATCGTGGTGGCGATCACCAACACGGCGTCCAACTACACCGTGACTTGGGGTAATTCGATCAAGTGGGTGGGTGCTTCCCAGCCCGTCCAGACCATAGGCGCCCACACCGACGTTTGGACGATCATCGACGTGAACGGCACCTACTACGGCAGCGTGGTGCAGAACTTCTAAGCCGTGAGAAAATTACCAACGTGGCTGGCCCTGTTTTTGGTGCTATGCGCGCCGCTGTTTGCCTGTGGTGCCTCGGGTGGTTCCGGGGCTGGTTCGGGCAACGGCCATGCAATTCTGGCAACATCCCCGTTTCCATTTTCGTTTTGGAAAAACTCTGGTCCCGTTGCAACTCCATCGGTCCACGTTGTTGTAGTGGGTGCCGGTGGTGGTGGCGGTGGATACGCTTATGGCGGCGGCGGTGGTGGAGGCCAGGTTATCACTACTTACGATTTAGGGGGGTCTTCTTATTCCGTGACCGCGGGCACTCCCATAACGATCACCATCAACTCGGGTGGTGCGGGCAGTACGACTAGCGGAACTCAGGGCTCTACGGGAGGTAGTTCTGTTTTTGGATCTTTGACGGCAACGGGCGGCGGCGGCGGTGGATCTTTCACCAATGGCTCTGGTGTCTCGGCCGTCAACGGAGGCGGTGGAGCCGGAAACGGCTCAACCATGCAGTCCGGGGGCGGCACAACCGGGGGAGGGTATGCCGGAGGATCTGGATCTGTAGGGGGGACCCCTGGCGGCGGCGGCGGTGGGTCTAGTGCTGGTGTCGGCGCTAATGCCTCGAGCGTAAACGGGGGTAATGGGGCAAACGGGGTGTCATCCAGCATCAGCGGGTCGGCGGTTACTTACGGGGGCGGGGGAGGCGGTGGAAACGATGGCGGGTCTTTGGGGTCTGCCGGTACAGGGGGAACAGGAGGAGGCGGGGCCGGGGGGCACTCAGGAAACGGGGCCTCTGGCTCCGCGAACACTGGAGGAGGCGGTGGTGGGGCGGCGTATAATTCGGCGCCATATAACGGCGGTGCTGGCGGCTCCGGCATTGTGATCGTTTCTTATCCCAACACCTACAGAACCGCGACGGTGACAGGAAGCCCCGGCTTCTCAAATACCGGGGGAAATTACGTTTATACTTTCACCGCATCTGGTACCTTTACCCCATAACCGTTGGAAACCCATGACAGAGCAGCCCGTGTTCAACTTCATGGTCGATAAGGGCTCTGCCAACTAGGTTGCCTTTCCCGCCTCGACGTCCCATACCCTATTGCCATGCAGCCGAGTTTCCTGACAGACGCGAACGGCAAGCCTAGCCACACGAGGCTTTTGGTAGCGGTCTGCGTGCCGCTGCTTGTTCTTGTCCCGCTGGCCGTGTGGGCGTTCCTAGCCGTCTCCAAGGGCCAGTTTCTCGCCATTGACCCAACGGTGCCACTCTACATCGGTACGTCCAATGGCATCATTCTGGGGTATGCGGGGTACAAAGCGTACAACGAGCCTGACCCGACACCCCCCGCCAAGTAGCCATGTGGAGCGTCCTGTCACCGATCCTAGGGCCGATAATCGACAAGGCCCTCGGCTTTATTCCCAACCCAGAGGAGCGCCAAAAGGCCAAGCTCGACCTGGAGGCTCAACTTCAAGCGGCGGTCCTACAGGCCCAACAGTCCCAACTGGACATCGACAAAGCCGAGGCCGCCTCACCTTCAATGTTTGTGGCGGGATGGCGGCCGGCGGTGGGCTGGATATGCGGTTTCGGGTTCGCGTGGCAGTTCGTGCTGCAGCCCTTTATCGCCTACGGGATCTCGATCTATTCGACGTACTCCCATCAGGCCATCCCGCCGCTCCCCACGCTGGACACGCAGACCATGATGACGCTGCTCCTGTCGCTCCTCGGGCTTGGCGGCATGAGGACCGTTGAGCGCGTCCAAGGCGTTGCCCGCGACAACCTTTCATCGCCCGCACCGGGCATCAAAACCACCGACTAAAATGACACACACCGACATCGTCCTGCTCCTTGCCAGCCATGCCGCCGCCTTTGTTGGCGGCTCCGTCCTTACATGGAAACTGCGCGGCCATTTGTCCGACCTCGAAAACAGCTTCCACGCCAAGGTCGCCGCCGTTGACGCCAAGGTCAGCACCGTCGTCGCGAACGTAAAGAAGCCGTAAAATCGCCCTACGTCTTTTGACGTAGACGACTACGTTGCGATGACACCCGAACCAGACAGTCCTCACGGCATGGGATACGATCCCAATTCCTATGACTCCTCATTCGCACGCATCTTCCAGCGCATGGACACGCAGGATGCCACGGCTAACCGCATTGAGGCAAAGCTCGATGCTTATGTGGCGAAAACGGACGCACTCGAAAAGGAGAAGTGGCTTCATAGGGGTTTCAGCCTGTCAGGGGTGCTTGCCGCGGCGCATCATGTGTTCACCCGCATCGGCGGGGCATAGGTGAAAACCGGGGGCGTCTTTACGTTGCACGAGTACCGTGTGACGCTTGAGACGATCAAGGAGCCGCTGCGGATCGTTTTCTTTGGCGACGTTCACCGGGACTCGCCCGAACACGCGGACGGGGCTTGGCAGGAGTTCTTGGAGTACGCGCAGAGGCTCCCAAAGCAAAGCACCGTGTTCCTTGGGATGGGGGACTATCTAGACTGCGCCTCCACTAGCGAGCGAATCGCCCTCACGCGGGCCGAGTTCCACGAATCCACGAAGCAGCACATCGAGGACAGCGCGACGAGCAACGTGGGGCGGCTCGCCCGCGAGCTAGGCTTCATGAAGGGCCGGCTTATCGGCCTCATAAACGGCAACCACTTCTACGACTACCCAAATGGCATCAATTCGGACCAGCGCCTTTGCGAGAAGCTGGGGTGCAAGTACCTCGGGGTGTCGGCCTTCATTCGCCTTAACATCCTCTTTTCCGGCCGCTACTTGACCTTTGACATCTGGGCGCACCACGGGGCGGGCGGGGCGCGTCTCCCGGGCGGGTCCATCAACCGCGTCGATCAAATGCGTGACCACGCCGAGGCAGACGCCTACGTCATGGGGCATGACCACAAAAGAGGCGTCTTTCCCGCCAATCCGCGACTCAGTTTGGAGCGCACCCGCAACAAGGAGCTTCGCCTAAAGCAGCGCCAATCCTGGCTCATTCGCTCCGGTAGCTTCCTCAAGTCCTACGAGGACGGGCACCGTTCCTACAACGTGGACGCGGCGCGCGGGCCTTCGTCGCTTGGGCACGTGGAGCTGGAGCTAAAGCTGAACGGCCAACACGAGCTTACGGTCCGGGGAATAGCATAACGGGACCGATTCACGACGACCCTAGGAATGGTACGCCTAGCAGGCAATAAGATGCCTTTTACGCCACAAAGCAGCCTATAAGCGGCATTGGGGTATCCCTTAGCAATAGGCCAGAAGGCCAGGGAACAGGGCTAGGATACCCCCGACGGCACAAAAGCCCACCAGGAACCACAGAACGCCAGTATAGGCCCACCTAGCAAGCGGGTCATAAAACTCGCGCTGGTCCTCGCGGTCAGGGGGTTCGACGACGCGATCTCTTGTTTTCATGGTATTGTTTGTAGGTCATGTAGGGGTAGCAGATGCCGTCGGCGATGAAAAGGATGGCGACGGCAAGCAGGAAACCGATGTAAACGATGATGTTGGCGACGGTTTTCATGGCGTGTCGGTGGGGTAAACGCGGACCCAAGACTTAAAAAAGCCGATTTTGGTCTGTACCCCCTTGCGCGCGTCGTAGCCTAGGACCGTCCAGCGTGCGTGGCCGACAAAGGCGGGCTTTTTGAGGCGTGGCAGGGCAGACCAGCAGATGCGGATTTCCGTGCCGCGCTCGGGGATGTGGGATAAGGGTATCATGGCTTCAAGGTGTAGTACGGCAGCGGCGTGCCCTGCGTGCGGTAGGGAACAATGCCGCATCCGCACAGGGCGAGGCAAAGGGCAACCAGGGCCACGCCCTTTCCTTCCAGTTAGCCTGCGGCGCTCCATGATGCTGAAATGTGCAACTTGATGAACGCGCAATCCTCGAAGCCGCGCTGGTCGTTGTAAGGGCGGAGTGCGTAGGCGGCGGGATGCCCCAAACAGCTTTCCGAAAACCCATCCGCGTCGAGGGGGTCGTCGCAAAATCCCACTCCGCTACTCGAACCTGGACCGCTGCGATCCTCCCATCTTTTTACGTATTTGCCATCATTGCGGCGGCAAACGACCTTGAAGAACGTTTTTGAGTCGGTGCTCATGCTAGGGCGTGCGGGTTGGCGGGGTTAAGGACGTTTTTGGTGTTCATGGTATTTCGTCAACTTGCGCTATCCGTTTCCCGATCCAGGCCATAACAGGGACGGCCATTGAATTGCCGAGCGCCTTGTAGAGCGGCCCGTCTGCGGCCATCTTCTTGCCGACGGGGATCAGCGTATAGTCGTCGGGAAAACCTTGCAGGCGCTCGCACTCCCTAGGAGTGAGGCGACGGACAGCCATGCCGTGAATTGCGGTTGATACGTTCATGCCGCCATCCCCTTTGTCGCCGGAATGTGAGGCGGTAGAGCGCAGGGCGTGCGCCAATTCCCCCCCCCCGATTCCGCAGGCTATGACATTTTCGCCCCGTGATGACGGAATGTTTTTGCGCCCGCCCGATTTTAATGTGTCAGCTATAGTTTGCACGTTATGAAAGTTTCAGTCTCCCAATCCTGACGCCCCATCCCGCCTGCGTTCAGGCACCGGGATAATTCGTCCTGTGTAGGCGTCTTGGCCGTTAAGCCCCCCCCGTTGTGAGCGCCGTCCGACAGCGTGCCGCAGACAAGCGGTATGCCGCGGCCAGTGCCGTCCTCGCTGGCGTCGTATTCGGCCTTGAGGGTGTGGGTGACATAGGTTTCCTGATCTTCGGCATGGCTTGAATTAGGCTTACCCAAGAGCGTTTTCGCTAATGAGGTGCCCCCTGCGTCTTGGACTCCGAGACTGAGGCCAGTGCGTGCCGTAACTGTGCCGGCAGTTCTTTCCCCCGGTTCGCGGCTCGGCGCAGAATCCCAGCGCAGGCTTTCGGGCTCAAATAGAACCGCTGCGGCACGCTGCCACTGTCCTCCAGAATGTCCGACAACAAACACACGGCGGCGTCTCTGGGCCACTCCGAAGTATTGAGCGTCCAGGACTCGGTAGGCCCACCCGTACCCGAGTTCCCCCAACCCTCCGAGGAGGGAGCCAAACGCCCCTGTTTTGTCCGACAGGACACCGGGCACGTTCTCCCAAACGATCCAGCGGGGCCGAAAGTGTTCAGCCATTGCAAGAAAGGTAAGCGTGAGGTTGCCGCGAGGGTCTGCCAGTCCCTTGCGGAGTCCGGCGACTGAGAAGGCTTGGCAAGGCGTTCCTCCCACGAGAAGGTCGATTGGCTCATTGAGTTTCCATTCCTTGAATTTGGTCATGTCGCCCAAGTTGGGGACGTTCGGGTGATGATGAGCGAGAACCTGGGACGGGAATTTCTCGATCTCGCTGAACGCAACGGGTGTCCAGCCGAGCGAGTGCCAAGCGACGGAAGCGGCTTCGATTCCCGAGCATACGGACAGGTACTTCACGCTGGCTTCCCCTCCCCCTGCGGCGTTTCGGGGGTCATGGCGTGCCTCTGCCTCTCGCCGTCTCGCTTGGGGTCGTGTGTTTCGTTTCGGTGCTCATGTGGGTAGGGTCGGGTAGTGTTTGCGGACGATATCCGCGCATTTCTTGAGGCTGGCTGTGCGGGCGTAGGCGGCGTAGGCGGCGTAGGAGGCGTCGTCGGCGGAGGCGGCGGAGACGGCGTCGGCGGCGCAGGTGTAGGAAACGTAGTCGGCGGACGAGGCGGCGTCGGCAGAGGCGGCGGCGTAGGCGGAGGTGGCGTCGGAGGCGTCGTTGATGTTGTTGGTGGCGACGGCGTAGGCGGCGTCGTAACAATTTTGGCGCGAAACTCGCAACGCCTCCAGCGTTGCCTCATTTTTCGCCCACTTCTCCGCTGTCTCTATGCACTCGCTCACGCGCTTGTCGTCGGGATAACGCTTCTCCCAAACAGGGAGCGAAAGCCTAGCGCACTCGCACGCGGCCAAGACAAGCCGCTTGCGCCTTTTGTCGCCCACGGGTCCGGCCTTCTTTGCGGCGTACCACAGCATCCAGTCCCCGCGCTCGCAATTCTTCCACGCGGATTCGAGGGACCGACACTTCGTTGACTTGACCCAAGCGACGGCTTCGCTGCACGCGCTGATTTTGGACAGGTGGCTAATGGGGGTGCTCATGTCAGTTTTTGTAGCTGCGTTGCAAACGTCGCGCTGAATTGCGCGACGGCTTCCGCCAGTTTGGCCTGGATGCCTTCGTCACGGTCCACGCGGAGAACGAAGGGCGTCAGGCGTTCGTTGTAGGAAACGAAGGTCCAGTACGGAGCCCCTGTGACGAACATGCTGAAATGGACCTGCGGCGCGTAGTCGTCGGGCAGCTTGCCGTCGAGAAGGTACTTGATGTGATTCGGTGCCTGCGGCGATTTGATCTCTAGGCCGCTACCGTCCTCTAGCATCCCGTCTGGACTGCACCCGTAGCGCCCGCAGTCGGTGGTGATGAAGCCGACGCGGTTGACCTTCTTGCCCGTCTCAAACTCATACCACGGAATGGCGATGGTTTCGAGGATCTTGCCTTGATCGACCGCGAACCCGCCCAGCATCTCGGGCGACCAGTTTACCAGCTTCTCAGCCAGCTTGCGGCAGATGTACGAATCGACCCCGGCACCCTCGCGGACCTTCCATTTGGGCGTGATAAGCGCGTCAACCTCGCTGGCTGTGACGACGCCCATGCGCGCCAAATACCAGCTAGGCGACCCCTGCTCTACGGCGTGGACCTTCACTTGGCACCCCGCTTCTTTTGGAGGGACCGGAATAGGCCGTCGTAGCGGGCTGATCCAATGTCCTCAAACTTGGTCGCACCCGCGTACTTGAGGAACGCCGGCACGTTAGCGCCGACCTCCTGGCACAGTTCCTTGAGCGTCTGCGCCTGTTCGTGCGTGATAGGCGATCCCTCGTTGCGTGCGTCTAGGCCGTCGCTGTCGCGCTCGACTAGGATGTTTAGAGCGTTGCACAGGGCGTATCGCTTCGCGTACGTCATCGCCGCCCCGTCGGCTTGGCTTTCGGTGGCACCGTAGGGACCAGCCCCCGCCCGCACAAACGCCTTGTAGTCCTTTGAGTGCCCCGAAACGTGCTGGATCGTGCAGGTCTGTACGATGCGCCCTTCGGCAAAGTCGGTTGAGAAGCTGATAGACAAGCCGTGCTTTTCGCACAGGGGGCGCACCTCGCGCATGATCTCCTCGTAGGGCAGGAAGTGGTATTTGATGCTTCCCGGCTCCTTGCCGGGGACCGCCTTCGTCGGCTTGAAGGACTTCATCTCGTTTTGCAGCGCCGAGAACGCCCTCGCGTACTCCGCAGCCGCAGCTTCCTTCTTCATGTCGCGGTCAAGCGCGACCAGGCGCTCCATAACGCCTACGCTTTCGGCGGTGATGCCAGCGGCGATCACCTGTTGCATGAGGGCGAGCGGGGTTGGTGCGGGCGATTCCTTGCGCGGGTCGTCCGAGATCAGGTCTAGCGTTTGTGTTTCGCTCATAGGGCCTCCAGGTTATTAAGCTCATCGTTAAGGGATTTGATGCGGCGT